CACGGGCTTCATCTTCGCCCCACTTGTGCTCAAACTTTGCCTTTGCAGAGAAAGACTCAGTGATAGGAATTGATGCGCCAACTTCAGCAACGGTGAAACGATCACCGTCGAAAACCTCTACGCCATCGGCAGCGGAAAGACCACCACCAAGTTCAGCATAGGGTTTGATACCATTATCCAACTTCCAACCATAACCAAGACGTGCTTGGTGAACTGTTTTACTATATCCTTCTTCATCGCCCTTGAACTCGGACTTGGTGGATACGTATGGGCCTGCCATTGCGGGGGCGGATACCGCCAAACCGAGCAGGACAACTGCGAATGCTTTCATTTGTTTGTTTTGTAATTTACTAGATTACCTGAACATTATAACAGGATGCAAGCATCTTGTATTTAAGAAAAGGTAAACCTTAGTATATTATACAAGTTAACCGAATTTTTACCTGCCTTAAACTAGGCATAAAAAAAGGGGGTCCCTCGTCAGGAACCCCGAACACCTAGATGTTTATATGTCTACTCTACAATCAGAAGTTGTACTTCAGACCCAGCTTACCGCCCAGACCGAAGTC